CTCATTAGGCGTAGGTTTTTATATGACCTAACAGTACTAGGCATAGGGTGCGTAAAGACAAATTTCAACTGGAGCGATGGTGTAACGATAGAGTACGTTGACCCAGCAAATATCGTTTATTCATATACTGATTCTCCGTACTTTGAGGACATATATTATATAGGTGAAATTAAAACTATCCCTATTAATGAACTAGCAAGAGAGTTTGATAATTTAACCGAAGCAGATCTAAAGGAAATACACTCTAATTCTTCTTCGCGGCGCGGGCGGTTTCAAAAGTCGCGTGAGGTAGATAAGAACAAAGTTCAAGTTTTATACTTTAACTTTAGAACGCATACCAATGATGTCCACAAGTTGAAGCAAACTGGATCTGGTGGGTACAAGGCTATAGAGAAAGCTGACAGCTTTAATCCCCCAAAAGACAAGGAAGGTGGGTACTCTAAACTACAAAGATCTGTGGAGTGTGTGTTTGAAGGCGCTATGATAATAGGTACCGATAAGCTGCTTAAGTGGAAAAAAGCAGAAAACATGATGCGTACTAAGAGCAACTTTAATAAAGTTAAAATGAACTACTCTCTGGTTGCGCCTAGGATGTATGAAGGTAGAATTGAATCCGTTGTAAGTAGAATTACGGGCTTTGCTGATATGATCCAGTTAACGCACCTCAAGCTGCAGCAGGTCATGGCGCGTATGGTTCCTGACGGTGTGTACCTTGATGTAGATGGACTTGCTGAAATAGACTTAGGCAATGGTACCAACTACAGTCCTCAAGAAGCGTTGAATATGTTTTTTCAAACGGGCTCTGTGATTGGTAGAAGCATAACCTCTGATGGCGATCCTAACCCAGGTAAAGTTCCTATCACTCAAATATCAAATGGACAAGGCGCTGGTGGTAAGCTTCAAGCTCTTATAGGTAACTACAACTACTACCTGCAAATGATTCGTGATGTCACTGGTTTAAACGAGGCAAGAGATGCCAGCGTTCCGGACCCCAAGTCGTTAGTTGGTGTGCAAAAACTTGCTGCAGCTAACTCTAACGTTGCCACTAGGCATATTTTGATGGGGTCGATGTTCTTAACATCTGAGGTTGCGGAGGCTCTGTCATTACGTATATCAGATATACTAGAGTATTCACCTACAGCAGATGCTTTTGTCCAGGCTATAGGGGCTCACAATGTAGCCACACTAAAAGAAATGTCTGAGTTGCACTTGTACGACTTTGGAATATTTTTAGAACTAGAGCCAGACGAGGAAGAAAAGCAGATGCTTGAGAACAATATCCAAACTGCTTTAGCTCAACAACTGATAGATTTAGACGACGCGATAGATCTTAGGGAGGTTAGAAACCTAAAGCTCGCAAATCAATTGCTAAAGCTTAAGCGTAAAAAGAAGCAAGATCGGGATCAAAAGATGCAGCAGGAGAACATGAAAGCCCAAGCAGATGCAAACGGTCAAGCTCAACAGCAAGCGTCACAGATGGAGATGCAAAAGAATCAAGCCAAAGCGCAGGCTGATCTTCAGTTAGAGCAGACAAAAGGGCAAACGAGACTTACACACCTTCAAGAGGAGGTTAGATTAAAGAAAGAGCTCATGCAGTTCGAGTTTGATCTTAACACCTCTTTGCGCGACCAAGAAAGACAATCGACTGAGAAAGTAGAGGGGATGAAAGAGGCAGGTAAAGATAAACGAGAAAATGTTAAGGCAAGTGCTAAAAAGTTTGAGTCTTCAGGTAATGATATACTTGGGGGCGGGATGGGTTTAGATAAGTTCACCCCACAAATTGGTAATTAATTATATGATATATTATGAAAAAAGTAAAAAACAAAAAAGTAGCCGATGAGGTTATTCAAGAAGAGCCCAAAGTAGAGGTCATTGAAGAGCAAGTCCCAGAACTTGACCTAGAAAAATTTGAAAGCAAAGATGATCCAGGTGTTGTTAAAGTAGATTTAAGCAAACCATTAGTAGATGAAAATCAAACAAATCTCGAAGAGGCTATTGCAGAGGTTACACAAGAAGAGGTCACTGATACGGAGATACCAACCGTTGAGGAAGTTACCGATGAGGAGATTGTCACCGAAGAAGCCGTAATAGAAGCTCTAGACGCAAATGAAGAAACTGGTAAAGCTATACCTGAAAACGTTCAAAAGCTAATGGACTTCATGGATGACACGGGTGGGGATCTCAATGACTACGTTAACCTTAACAGAGATGTTAGTGAGTTAGACGGTCAGGATGCTTTGCACGAGTACTATAAAAAAACTAAACCCCATCTAAACTCGGAGGAGATAAACTTCCTTATGGAAGACAACTTCTCATTTGACGAGGATATAGATGAAGAAAGAGATATTAAAAGAAAAAAATTGGCCCTCAAAGAGCAAGTTGCCGAGGCCAAGACCTACTTAGACGGGCAAAAGTCTAAATACTATGAAGAGATTAAAGCTGGAAGCAAGCTCACAACTGAGCAGCAGAAAGCGATAAATTTCTTCGACCGATACAATAAAGAGTCAGAGCAGACGCAAAAAGTAGCTCAACAACAGAAGTCTAGATTTAACAAGAAGACCGAGCAGGTTTTCAATAACGAGTTCAAAGGTTTTGAATATAACGTTGGAGATAAAAGATTTAGATATAATGTTAAGGACGCAGGCCAAGTAAAGGAAACCCAGAGCGACATTAATAACTTTGTCAAAAAGTTTTTGAACGAAGACAACGCGATGTCAGATGCTAAAGGTTACCATAAGAGCTTGTACACAGCTATGAACGCAGACGCAGTTGCTAATCACTTTTACGAACAAGGCAAGGCAGACGCACTGAAAGACAGTGTTGCCAAAGCTAAGAATATCAACACAACGGCTAGATCCTCTCATGGGGAAGGCCAGACTGGTGGTATGAAAGTAAGGGTACTAGGTGATGATTCCGCCTCTTTTAAGTTCAAAATTAAAAACAAAAAATAACAATTTAAAAACAATTTAAAATGGCAATTTCAAATCCAGGTGGTAACCTGAACAGCGTAGCAGCGCCACAGGCTGTCACACTCGCTTCAAACTACATTGACTTCACTCACGCTGATACAGCTGGTTGGGCTCAACAATATTTACCAGACCTCATGGACAAGGAGGCTGAGGTGTTCGGACCACGAACAATTTCAGGGTTTCTTTCACAAGTAGGGGCTGAAGAGTCTATGACTTCAGATCAAGTTATTTGGTCGGAGCAAGGTAGACTGCACTTATCGTACACAGGTACGGTTGTTCACGATACTTCGGTAGTAACAATTTTAGCAGATATAGACGGAAACGTAGATGCTGGTGGATTTGATCCAACTGATCACGGTATTAGACTTAATGACCAAGTATTAGTTTCGGTTGCTGAAGGTACTTATAAGGGTATTTGTACAGCTCACTCAGGTGACACTGTTACAATAGCACCTTATGGAGCTGAGCACATGGATGACTTAGCTGCGTTTACAGCGGGTGCTACTAGCGCTTGTACTGTGCTAGTGTACGGCTCTGAGTTTAACAAAGGAGTTGGTGGTCAAGGGACTTACGGTGGCGTTTCAGCTTCTGGTCCTAAAACTGTAACACCTAAGTTTAAGTCTTTCACTAATAAGCCAATTATTATGAAGGATTTCTACGAAATCTCTGGATCTGACGTTTCACAAATCGGCTGGGTTGAAATAGCTGGTGAAGAGGGACAGAATGGCTACTTATGGTATTTGAAGGCTGAAGGTGATACTCGCGCTCGCTTTACTGACTACATGGAGATGGCTATGCTTGAAGCAGAGAAAATCGTTGCTACATCTGTAGCTGTTGATACTGTCTTTTCAGGTGGAGCTGGTCTTGGGACCAACGCTGGTACTGAAGGCTTGTTCGCTGCTATAACTGATCGTGGTAACGTAACTACAGGTGTAACTGGCGTTAACGCTGCTACTGACCTAGCTGAGTTCGACGCTATTCTAGCTGAGTTTGATTCTCAAGGTGCTATTGAAGAGAATATGATGTTTGTAAATAGAGCTACGTCTCTAGCTATGGATGACATGCTTGCTTCTATGAATTCTTACGGTGCTGGAGGTACTTCTTACGGAGTGTTCAACAACGAAGAGGATATGGCTCTTAACTTAGGATTCTCTGGATTCCGTCGTGGATCTTACGATTTCTATAAGTCGGACATGCGTTACTTAAATGATAAGGCAACTCGTGGTGGTATTAACTCGCGTGACGCAGTCGGTGCTATTCGAGGAGTGATGGTTCCAGCTGGAACATCCTCTGTGTATGATCAGCAGTTAGGTAAGAACCTTAAGCGTCCTTTCCTACATGTACGTTATCGTGCCTCGCAAACTGACAACCGTAAGTTTAAGACTTGGGTTACTGGTTCTGTTGGCGCTGCTACATCTGATCTAGATGCGATGCAAATCAACTACCTATCTGAGCGTTGCTTAGTGGTACAAGGTGCAAACAACTTCATGTTGATGAAGTAAGATTATATATTTGGTGAAACTACCCTGCCTTCGGGTGGGGTAGTTTTATATTAATTTTTTATTATATTATATTATGGCTAAAAAGCAAACAAAAAAAGTAGAGGTTCAAGAACCCTACGTAGAAGAGACAGTTGTAGTCGAAGCTCCAAAACCGGAGCCTAAACCAATTGCAAAAGAATTACCTAAGAAAGATACTTGGGAGATCAAAGACAGGAATTACTATCTAACGTCCTTAGCATCCCCACTTTCTTATTCAATAAGATCGTCTGGTATATACTGGTTTGATGAAGGAAAAGGATATGAAAGAGAACTGAAACATACGTCCAACCAAAGAACTTGCTTTGTTGATGAATTTCCTACTGGATCTCCAGAGAGACTAGAGCATATAGTTTTCAGAGGTGGACAACTCCATGTTCCTCGAAATAAACAAACGTTACAGAAGCTATTGTCTTTGTACCATCCGCATCGTAACAGTTTATTTAAAGAGCACAACCCAGTGCAGAAAGCTGAAAATCAAATTGATTGGCTAGAGCTAGAAATTGACGCGCTAAACGCTGCTCAATCACTAGACATAGACATGGCAGAGGCTGTTATGAGAGTAGAGATTGGCTCTAGGGTATCAGAGATGAGTTCTAAGGAGCTTAAGCGTGATTTGTTACTGTATGCTAAGAGAAACCCTGGTTTGTTCTTAGAACTTGTTAATGACGATAACGTGGCACTTAGAAACTTCGGTATCAAAGCCACAGAGGTAGGTGTTATTAAGTTATCCCCTGATCAAAGAACGTTCTCATGGGGAACTAATGACAGGAAGTTAATGACTGTACCTTTTGATGAGCACCCATATTCAGCTTTAGCCGCTTGGTTTAAGACTGATGAAGGAATGGAGATATACTCCAATATAGAAAAACGATTAAATTAATAATCAATGGTGATGCAACTGCCCTTCGGGGTGGTTGCAAAACTACAAAAAAAGAATTATGGCAGTAAGTGTAGACACAGTATATCAAAGAGTATTAGCTCTCGCTAACAAAGAGCAACGTGGGTATATTACTCCGCAAGAGTTTAACTTATTGGCAAACCAGGCTCAGATGACAATATTTGAGTCTTATTTTTATCATAAAAATTTAAGGGACAAAACAGACTTAGATAAAACTAACGAAACTGACGAGACAGATATAGGGGAGTTGCTTGATAGAAAGCTACGCCCCTTTCAGTCTTTTGAAGACGTAACAGCAAGTGGGACAACTTTTCCGTCAGCAACATCAAGTGGTTCTCATGTTATATACCAAACTGGTATGGTTTTATCTGGCAACGAACCATGCCAGAAGGTTAGTGTTTTTGAGGCTCAGCGTCTTAAGTCCTCAATTAGGCACATGGCCGCTACAGCGGGCCAAAGCCCAATATATTGTGATAGCCGAGAAACAGATAAGGACATACAGGTATACGCTGGTAGCACAGCCCCGGTGACCTCGGGGATTAAAGTGGAATGCTTCAGGGTTCCAGTTGCAGTCGCTTGGGCGTACGTAGTAGTCAATAAAAAAGCTCTATACAACTCTTACGCGGCTGTTCACTTTGAGCTCCATGAATCTGAAGAAGACACGTTAGTTATTAAGGTGCTAGAGTTAGCTGGAATTATAATGAACAAGCCCGCTCTAGTTACTACTGTGTCTCAGTTTAGCCAACAAGAACAAACACTTCAAAATCAATAATTAAATGGGAATAGTAAGAAGTCCAGCTCAAACATACTATGGCATTAATGGAGATCATGGTAGCTATCAATATATTCCTTTAAGTGAAATCATAAACTCTTTCGCTGCTACATACGTAGGTGCTGGGAAAATATGTGAAAACGTTATATTAAACGATATTACATTCCACGCTATTAGGGGGTTGCAAGAGCTAAGCTACGACACGCTTAAATCTACGAAGGACTGGGAGGTTGTTATACCTTCTACTTTAGTTTTAGTTATGCCACTTGATTACGTTAATTACGTGAAGCTAGCTTGGAGTGATAGCAATGGTATTGAAAGAATCATATACCCTACTAGTAAAACATCTAACCCGTTAAACGTGGATACAGACGCAACCGCTGATGTTCAATCATGGGGTGGATGGACCACGGACGGTGAAACTACTGACTTAGATTTCGTAGGACAAGAAGATAGTACTGTTGAATCGTCTGATACACTAGCTAAGTACAAAAGCAACTCCACTTCAGATATAGGATCTGTGGATGCAGATAACATGGATGATGAGTATGGTAGCCTAGTAGGTGCTAGATATGGTGTTGATCCTCAGTATGCCCAAGCTAACGGTAGCTTTTTTATAGACGAAAGCGCAGGTAAGTTTCACTTTAGTTCTAACATTGCTGGAAAAACTGTAATACTAAGATACATAAGCGACGGGATCGCAGCAAATAGTTATACTAGCCAGGCAATAGATCTTACTAAAAGCATGGTGCCCAAACTTGCGGAGGAAGCTATATATAAGCATATATTATATGGTGTACTATCCGCGCGAAAAGATGCGCCTTCTGGGATACTACAGCTGGCCAAGAAAGAAAGATTTGCAGAGACTAGAAAAGCTAAACTTAGGCTTTCGAATATTAAGTTAGAAGAGTTAACTCAAGTGCTCAGAGGTAGTTCTAAAATAATTAAACACTAACGTATGTCAGAGTTGAAACACACTTTCGGTGGCGGCCGAATGAATAAAGACCTTGACGAGAGGCTGGTTCCCGAGGGCGACTACAGAGACGCAACAAATATAGAGGTAACTACATCCGAAGGTTCAAACGCGGGTGTAGCTCAAACGCTACGCGGTAATATAAAAATAAATAATATAGCCGCACCCACGTTCTCGGATTTACAACAAGATCAAGTTGGGGGTATACCTGATGCTGGAGGTGGGGTTTGCGTTGGGTCAATAACCGCCCCTGATAAAGATAAGATATACTACTTTGTTAACTCTAGTTCTCACTCTACAAGCGGCACAAAGTTGCCCACTCGCAAAGACTATATCATAGAGTATGATGATGCCACTAAGAAGCAGAGGTTCGTGTTTGTAGATATATACAATGTTGACACCGCTGTTGTGGGGGACGTAGCCAGTAGCTTTACTTTTCACGTTAGTGCAAACGCGAGTGACGCGGTAAATAAATCGGGGATAAGGTTGGGGATGGTTATGTCCACCCTCGACTACACGGAGACTGAGAGCAACGTTAAAGTCACAGATATATCTTATGACACTGATGTAAGTAAATGGAAAATCACCGTGGACACTGCCGTTACGCTGTCAACAGCTGACAATGTTTACTTCAGATCAGATAGAGTTCTTTGGTTTGATAGGAGTAATATAATAACAGGGATAAATATTCTAGATGATTTTTTGTTCTGGACAGATAACAAATCCGAACCAAAAAAAATAAACATACCACGATCTATACGTGGGACAGGTGGTAACGAATACTTAAGCGGGGCGGGTAATAGCGGTATAAGCGGCGCACTTAACAATGCTTCAACAGCAGTGTTTGAAGGGGACACGGCTTATTTTCACACTAGATTAGTTATAGATAGCCCGGCTAGTGATTTCGTTAACTACAAAGTAGTAACTAACGAAGCAGGGAACAAAGCTGTTTATGTAACCGAGGAGAACGTAGCGGTTATTAGAAAAGCACCTGTGACGACGCTTGATCTAGACATGTACAGAACATCTTTAGGTCGGTTAAACCCTGTAACCGGTATTGAGAACGAGACGTCTGGCTCGACTACAAATGGAACCGCTGTTTTTACAACCGAAGGTGAGGTGCTTGTCGCAGGTCAGGTTGTTCCCGGGGTTATTTTTGATGAGCCAGTAGACTTTCGCGTTAATGATATCTTACTGTTTCGTCACTTGAACGAGGTACCTGTAGATGGCACATATAATGAAAACACGCGTGATGTTCGGGTTAAGGTTGTTAGTGGGCCAGAGGGTTGGCCTAGCGTGATAAGCGAGGGTCCCTATAACCTAGAGGTTCGGTCAGTGAAAAGCGACGTAACGGTATCGGACATCTCGTGGAAGGTAGATCTTGAAAAAAAGGACACATTATTCAACTTTAAGTTCCCTAGGTTTTCTTATAGATACAAGTATTCAGACGGGGAATACTCTACGTTTGCACCTTGGTCTCAAGTAGCTTTTTTGCCTGACAACTTTGATTACCAACCTAAGAAAGGCCACAACTTAGGTATGATGAATAAGCTTAGGGGTTTAAAAATAAAAGGCTACCACCCCCATGAGGATGCTATGCCTCAAGACGTTGTAGCCGTGGATATACTGTATAAAGAATCAGGCAAACCTCCAGTCTATATTGTGAAAACCATAACGCCGAGGGACCTACATCCTTTATGGCCAGATAACACAATAGCCCCTTACAACGCTAGAGGTGAATTTGAATTAACCACAGATATGATATACTCTGTGATACCCTCGAATCAGCTGCTACGCCCATGGGATAACGTTCCTAGAAAAGCTTTAGCACAAGAGATTAGCGCTAATAGGCTAATATACGGTAACTACGTGCAAAACTATAGTATTGGGTTTTCTCCAGTGATGAATCTATCTATGGATTCTCTTACAGTCGAGGATAGGCCTGAGTCATCGGTAAAAACCATGCGTGATTATCAGGTGGGAGTTGTTTTTAGTGATAAATACGGTAGAGAGACACCAGTTGTAACTAGTAAAAACTCATCTATTAGAGTACCTAAAAATTTATCAGCATTAAAAAATAGACTCAAGGTTAGTTTAGATCCTGTTATGGACATACCCACTTGGGCTGAGTACTACTCTTTCTACGTTAAAGAGACATCTGTAGAGTATTACACTTTATCTATGGATCGTTGGTACAACGCTGCAGACGGTAATATATGGCTATCATTTTCGTCGTCAGAGCGCAACAAGCTTAAAGAGGAGGACTTTTTAATACTTAAAAAATCTCATGGCTCCGATGGTGTTGTTCATGAAGAAGCAAAGTATAGAGTATTAGCTATTGAGAGCGAAGCTCCAGATTTTATAAAAACAAGGAAGGTAAGTTTAGGAAATGTAAGTAACAGTGAAGAAAATGGCCAGTTTGACATAGGTAACTCTGGACTTGGTTACCCTCTACCTAACACAAGGGCTGTC